CTGAAATGGGCGCTAAAGCTGCAGGTGCTATCGCAACGTTGTTTGGGTATTCAAGTCCTTGTGAATTGGAATCCTCCATCGTTCGGGTTTCACCGCTTAATAACATTGCTACCACGAATATGCCTAGTCATGCCGGAAAATTAACTGTGGATGCAAAACAGGAATTGACTCTTGATCCTAAGACTGTTGGACTTATGTCGGACGATGAGCTAACCATAAAATACATTGCTCAGAAGGAGTCATTCTTGACCAATTTTACTTGGGCCCTTGGATCATTATCGGAAACATTGCTATGGAATGCAGTTGTTGATCCATGTTTACATGCTCGAGTAGGAAGTGAAATTCATATGCCTGCAACTTGTTTTGCAGCTACGCCTTTTAAGTACTGGCGAGGAACGATGAAGTTTCGCTTTCAATTTGTATGTAGTAAGTACCATAAGGGTCGAGTTAAGATAGTTTATGATCCTACAGGTACACCACTCTCAGGAACTTCTGAGTACAATACTGCATACACCACTATTGTTGATATTTCTGATACACCTGACTTTGAAATTGATGTTGGGTGGGGACAAAGAAATCCGTATAGAGAACATTTTAAACCTGGTGTAGCTACTGCTGCTTCAATGTATGATACTTCAGCCCTTTCCTATACTACACCTGGTTCACCACTTGGAAATGGAACTCTTGCGATGTACGTTGTCAATGAACTTACTGTTCCAAATTCAACTATCAACAATGACATTGAGGTTAATGTTTTTATTAGCGCTGGTGATGATTTCGAAGTTGCTGTGCCTGAGGCGAGCAACTTTATGAACCTCAAATTGACTGCTGAAGGTATTACATCGGCTCCAGCGGCAGAGGAAATTGTGCCACATGCTGGGGAAGATGAAAGTCCCACAGATGAATCAAAACCAGAAAATGTACAAACTGTAAATACAATGGCGAACTCTGTAAATATACAGGATGAAACCAATCTCGTATTTTTCGGGGAATCAATTTCGTCCTTTCGTCAATTGTTAAAAAGGTATTCCGTTCACTCATATTCGCCTGGACCCCAAGCTACTGCAGGGGATATCGTGCGATATGATGTTTTGTACAAATCGTTCCCGTATTACTCTGGATACACATCAGACTCTGTCAACTCTGTTGTTAGAGTATTACTTGGTGGTAATTACGCCTATGGCCAAACGACATTTTTGGAATATGTCGCTTGTGCTTATGGTGGATGGAGAGGTTCCATTCGTTGGGCAGCTGATTTGACTAGATTACAATCCAATAACAGGGGACCAGCACGCAGTACAGTGACACGTCTTGAAGATGGTCCTGCTGCATCAGTGTCGGATACCACAATATCTACCTCTGCCGCTCTTTCTGCCGCTCAAGCGGCTTTCGTGAATGAGAACGGCGTCACGGCCAAAACTTTTGATGGCCAAATTTTATGCACAAATGTCGTTAATCCTATCGTCAACTGGGAATGTCCTTATTACAAGAACGAGCGTTTTGTTCCAGGTAAACGAAAAGCGCCGATATCTTCAGGATATACCAAAGACACAGGATGGAGTTTATCTGTACATACGACGACTCAAGCTGGGATGTCAGAAGAAGGCGTCCCACTCATGTGCGCTGCAGGAGAGGATTTCTCTTGCTTTTTCTTTTTGGGTGCACCAATTATGTATTATGAAC